TATCAGTTAGATGAGTATGTTTATCAAGGATCTGATCCAGCAAACTCAAAAGCATATGGTTTTGTTGTTGATCAAGATACTAACGTTATCAAAATTTCCAATAAATACGGATCGTTTTCTGTTGGTGAAATTTTGACTGGTGCAAATTCTGGAACGCAACGAATAATTTCAAGTTCAAGTAATCCAGAACTGGAACCATATACAGGCGATATTATTTACACAGAAAATGTTACTAAGATTGATCGAGAAGACGGTCAAGCTGAAAATATCAAACTTATTGTTAGATTCTAAAGGTTAATGAATGGCACTCAATACTAATTTCAATGTAAATCCATACTACGATGATTTTGACGAAGATAAGTTATTTCTTCGTTTGTTGTTCAAGCCTGGATATGCTGTTCAAGCACGTGAACTTACTCAACTTCAAACAATACTTCAAAACCAAACATCACGTTTTGGTAATCATGTTTTTGTAAATGGTTCTTTGGTAAGTGGTGGACAAACGGTTGTTCAGACTGCAACTTATCTAAATGTGTCTTCAGCGTATGCAGAAACTACCATTGATATTAATGAGTTTGAAGGTAAAACAATCGTTGATAATGTAACAAATCCAACAAAACGTGCAGAAGTTGTTAAAGTATATGACGAAAATACAACAACCGGTGAACCAAAAACAATTTATATTAAACAGATATACGGCAATCCATTTACCGATAGTGAAACAATTCGAACACTTGAAACAAATCCTGTTTATGCAAACATAAGCACAAATGCAACAGGAACAGCACAAGTTTTTTCTGTCAACGAAGGTATTTTTTATTATGAAGGTTTCTTTATCAAGAATCTTCCACAAACGGTAGCACTTTCAAAATATACTGCAAATACAGCCAACGTTCGTGTTGGTTTTGAAGTCGGTGAAGTCATTGTTGAACCTGCAAGTGACACATCTCTGCTTGATCCAGCACAAACTGCAAGTAACTATCAAGCACCAGGTTCAGATCGTTATAAGATCGTATTGACACTTTCTACAAGAACACTCGATTCGACAGATACAACAGCATTCATTGAAATCTCTCAGATTCAAAAAGGCATTCTTACAAAAGAAGCCAAGTATCCATTATATTCTGTTTTAGAGGATACTTTAGCAAGACGAACATATGATGAATCGGGTAACTATACTACTCAACCATTTACGATTTCGTTAGAAACAAGCGCAAACAATTCTGCATATGCAAATGTAATTTTATCACCAGGTAAAGCATACATCTATGGTTATGAAACAGAAACAATTTCACCTACTGTTATTACTTACGAAAAACCAAGAACAACAGTAAGCGTTACAAACAAACGAGTTTCTGCCGACTATGGCGGTTTTGTTTACGCAAATACAATACATGGTACGCCTCCTATTGGTGGCACAAGTTTAGTTAACCTACATTGCGTTTCAAATGGTAATATCGAACGTGCCGATACTGCTAAAATTGCAAATACAAAAATTGGTACAGCCCGTATCAAATCGATTGCATACGAGACATCAACAAACTCAGCAAATGCAAATACATATATTTACCGAACATATTTGTTTGATGTGAATGTGGGTGATGTAATTACAGGCTATGTCAACAATACTATCAACGTAACGACGATTCAAATTGCAAACAGTCTTGCTAACTGGTTCAGTAATACAAACAATGCATATGCTGGAGCAAGATTTAAAATCAGTTCTGGTCCTGGTTCGAATGAAGCGCCAAAAACAATTATTGGTTATAATGGCACAAATCAAACTGTTACACTCTCTGATCCATTTATAACTGCGCCAGTTGCAGCCAATTCTGGCGCTGCTGCAAATGCATCAACGTCAGCATGGACGATTGATTTTGATTTTACAGATGCGAAGAGTATGGTTGTCAATGCTGCGACACCAACAAATCGTCCTGTATTTGCCGCAAATATGGACGAACGTTCAAAAGATGCGTCTACAGATTTTGGCGATATTATTCTTACGGATTCACAATTAGAACCGATTGTTTTCCCAATCGGTGAACAATATATTGCAAATAACACCATTGCAGATTTCGTTTATTCATATAGAAAACAATATTCAGAATTGACATTTGGTGCGCCATCAGGTGGAAGTGCATCTGTGTCGATTACACCAGGTAGTGGAGAAACATTATCTGCTGCGGGTTCTTCAACAGAAGCAGATAATTATTTTGTTGTTGTAACTGATCCAACAGGTTCCATTGGTTATTTTGCTGGTCAAGTTCTTAACACAAATTCATTCAGTGTTGATGCTGGTGCAAATACTTTGACTGTTACAGGATTGACTGGTTCTGGTTTCAAAGCAAATCTTATTGCAACAATAGATGTTGTTAATTCGAGTCAAAAAAATAAAACATTGGTAAGAGCAGCACAAAACGTTGCTACATCAACAGGTACAACGATCAATGATGTATTTGGTAATGGTTCTGTGGTATTGTTTTCAACAATTGGTCAAGTTCACATTGCAGCGAACACTGTCGTAAAAACACCAGGTTCAGCACAGCAATTGTTTATTTCTGATGTTGTTCGCATCAACTCTATTTTTGATTTCGGCAATACATCAATCACAACAGCAAACTTAGCTACTGCTGTCAATGTAACATCTCGTTATAATCTTGACACTGGACAAAGAAATTCGTTTTACGATCATTCTTTAATTCGTTTAAAGTCAAATAATACACCACCAACAGGTAATCTGCTGGTTCGATTTGATCATTATACATCTTCCGGTGAAGGTTATTTCACTGTATCTTCATATCCTGATTATACAGATATTCCTGTTTTTACTGCAACAAACCAAGAACAATTTAATCTTCGTGATTGTCTTGATTTCCGTCCCGTTCGTCTTGCTGCGACAACACCCGCAAGAGCAAATGCAATCACATTTAGTTCTTCTGGTAATATACCAGTTGTTGGTTCTAACATTGATTTAGATTACCAATATTATTTGCCTCGTATTGATAAAGTCATATTGAACAAAAATAAGACTTTTGAGGTTATTCAAGGTAAACCAAATTCTAATCCAGTAGCCCCAACAGACAAAACGGATTCAATGACGCTGTATACTCTTTACAGCCCAGCTTATGTATCGGATACCGCAGAAATCTCTGTTGTTTATAACGATAATAGACGTTATACGATGCGTGATATTGGAGCAATCGAAAAACGTGTTGAAAATCTTGAATACTATTCATCATTAACATTGCTTGAACAAGATACTCTGAATAAACAAGATTTGACTACACGTGATGCAGCAGGTTTGGAAAGATTTAAAAACGGTATAGTCACAGATGCATTCAAGGGTCACGCAATTGCTGATGTAACAAAAAATGATTATAATGCATCGATTGATATTGGAGAAAATGAACTTCGTCCTTCGTTTAATATCTCAAATCATTTATTATCTTTTGATGGTGGAACATCTTCTGGACACAAAAGAAGAGGACCAAACATTACAATTGGCTCAACTGAAGTTCAGTTTATTGATCAACCAAAAGCGTCAAAGTCAATTAATGTTAATCCGTTCAATGTAATCAATTATCTTGGTAGAATTGAGCTTGATCCTAAATCGGACACATGGATTGACGTAGATCAAAAACCCGATGTTCTGGTAAACATTGGTGGTGATAAAGATGCATGGGAAGAAATTATAGATCGAGTTGGTGGTGCCACACAAGTTGAATGGGATAGTTGGAAAACTGTTTCTTATGGTAAACCGAAAACATCAACAACTAAAACTTTTGAACGTACTGGAGGAGGTGCAGGTGGCAATCAGCTTGCGATAATTGAAAACAGAACAACATCACGCAGTAAGAGACAAACTCGTTCAGGAGTTTCTACAACACTTTCTGTAGAAACAATTACACGATCACTTGGCGACCGTGTAGTAGACGTTTCAATTATACCTTATATGCGTAATCGCAATGTGTTGTTCACTGGTTCGAACTTCAAGCCAGAAAGCACATTATATTCGTTCTTTGATAGTACAAACGTTTCACAATATGTTGCTAGAGCAAACAGAATTCTGTTGAATAATAACAATCTTTTATACAGAACAGAAATAGGAAATGCAGAAATTGCCAACATTTACAACAATTTGACATCAACTGTCAATGGCACATGTGCTATTGTGAAGACATCGAACGACTCTGTTTTTATTGTTTCTGTCAATGCAATTACGCCATTCGATGTTGCAAACGCAAACTTGATCGGTACTTCAACATCAACATCTGTTCGTATTAGTGGTTACGAACATAATAGTGGTAATGCAAATGCTGCAACCGCAAGCACAATTACACTTCGTCTTGACGCATCTGGCGCAATTAATGAAACTCTGTATGCAAATACAGCAAACAGTAACACGATTTATATTGTTTCTGGTACTGGCGCAGGTCAAGAAAGAACGATGAATGCGTACAACGCACTTACACGTACAGCAAATGTTTCGGTAAATTGGACAACAACTCCAGATAGCACATCGATTTATTCGATTGGTAATCCGCGCACAACACTTGCGGGTGATGTTGCTGGTGTATTCTTTATTCCTACAGGTATTTTCCGTGTAGGTGAAAAACGATTCCGTCTAATTGATAATCAATCTGGTGATCTTGGTTCTTCTAGCACAAATGGTGATGCATCATTCTTTGCACAGGGTTTACTGCAAACAAAAGAAGAAACTATTATTTCTGCAACTGTTCCACAAATCGAACGTGTCGCGGTTCAAGACGAACGAGTTGTTACAACATCTACTACTACAAAAGTTGTTGTTGGATATGTTGATCCTCTTGCACAAACATTCTTAGTATCTCCTGTTATTCATAATCAAGGTGTGTATCTTGAGAAAATACGTGTGTGTTTTGAAACAAAAGATGACGATGTTCCTGTAACACTTCAACTTCGTCCCGCAGTCAATGGTTATCCTTCGTCGGCAGTTGTTTATCCATACTCGACTGTTACACTGACACCAGATAAAGTAAAACTTACATCATCACCAGATTTTGATGATGAGTCAAAATATACCGATTTTGTATTTGACAGCCCTGTTTATATGCAACCAGGAGAACATTCATTTGTTCTGATTGCAAATTCAAACAAATATAACGTATGGATTGCAGAGAAAGGCTCAACAGATGTTAAGAGTCAAACATTGATTTCTGAGCAACCATATGGAGGATCATTGTTCTTGTCGCAAAACGGGTCAACGTGGGTTGCAGACCAAAACGCAGACATGATGTTCCGTATGTATCGCAGTCAATTCGATTCAACGGCTACTGCATACTTCAACGTGAACAAGCCAAGTGCAAATGTTCCTTATGATTTGGTATTCTTATCAACATCAGATGTAGTATTGGGCAACACCTCAATCGCATACTCGTTCAATTCAGAGAAAATCACAGGTGGTATGGCAGGATATCAGTCAATCATTCCGTTAGAAAACTATGAAATGACTGATGGATCAGGTCGTCGTGTATTAAATCCAACAACAGGTAATAATACATTCATCGTTAAAGCAACGATGTCTACAACAAATCCTGATATTTCTCCATTGATTGATTCGTCACGCATGGACATCATTGCAGTTGAAAATCTTATCAACGATATGCCACTGACAAATGATACTATTATCATTGCAAACACTGGTGCGTCAATGCAAAACGGCATTTACAACTTGAACATTACAGGCGGTGGCGGCTCAGGTGCTACAGTTTATGCAAACGTTGTGGGTAATCAAATCTCACGCACATGGGTTGTTAACGGTGGTTCTGGTTATACAACAACACCAACAATTAATTTGTTTGCTTCCACAGCGGTATCTGCTTACGGATATACTGATAAGATGATCGTAGGAACAACTGCCAATGGCGCATCGATCATCATCAATGGTGAAGATGCAAAGAGTGGTGGTAATGGTAAAGCACGTTACATGACACGCTCAATCACACTTGCAGATGGTTTTGAATCTGGCGATTTACGTGTTTATTTGACTGCATATCGTCCACCAGGAACAAGCATCTATGTATATTATAAAATTCTTTCTGCATCCGATCCAGATCAGTTTGATGATAAAAACTATCAACTGATGACGGAATTGACAGGTACGAATAACTTTGCATCAACAAATACATTTGATTATCGTGAATTGACATTTGCTCCTGGTATTAATAACCAAGCAAACAACTCTGTTACATATACAGTGGGATCAAGTTCATTTGATCGTTTCAAGACATTTGCAATCAAAGTCGTAATGGCAGGAACAGATACGACAGACGTACCAAAAGTTCGTGATTTTCGTGCAGTTGCATTGCCAAGAGGTTAATCTATGCCACTAGTCAAAATTGATGGAAATAACGGTCTAGTTCGTGATACGCATTCCAAAGCTATTCTAAATACTGACAGAATAGGTTTGGAAAAGTATCTGGCTGAACGTGAGATTGCACTAAAACAGATACAAGAAAAAAATGACCTCAAAGACAAAGTTCACAAACTAGAAACCGACATGAGTGAGATAAAGAATATGCTTTATGAACTCACAAGAATGAGAACACCAAATGGCAATTAATCAACTTACTACCGCTAATACATTTCAAGAATGGTTATCAGCCACTTCTGAACTAATTGCCGTTGCAAACAATCTCACAAACAATACCAGCGGTGGATTCTTAGCAAATTCTTCAATCTTTATTGAGGGAAGTGGTTCATCACTGAATGTTCGGAATCTTGCAAACATCAATACACTGCAAGCAAACTCATTCAATCTGACTGGTAACGTTGCAACAATGAATGTAACCAGCAACGGTTACATTGGCGGTGATTTGTTTGTTTATGGTAATGTTACAATTAGCGGTAACGTATCTTTAGATGAGATTGGATTTGATGATCTTTTAGTCAGTGGATCAGCAAACATCGTTGGTAATACCACGATGTCTAATACGACAATCAATTACGGAAATCTCAGTACCGCAAATGTTGTTTACTTAGTAGGCTCATCAAACACAGCAATTTATGCGAATATTACTTCTGCATATTCTGTAGCACTCAGTGCAGGATCATATGCAAACTCGGCATTCGTCCACGCAAACGCGGCATATCAAAGTCAGAATGCCACCGGACAATATGCAAATTCAGCGTTTACAGTAGCAAATGGCGCATTCATACACGCCAACTCTGGCTTCATTCAAGCAAACTCAGCATTTACTGCCGCTAATGCTGCGATAGATCAGACTGTAGCATTTTCAATTGCTTTAGGATAAATAGATATAAATAAAGAATCAAGGACATTATAAATGGCTAACAATTTTAGATCAAGAGCAAACGTCAACATTGAAACGACAGGAAACACGATTTACACCTGTCCTTCTGCAACACAAACCACACTGATTGGTATGACGATTGCCAACAAATCAACCGGAACAGTGACCGCAAATATTCATCTTCGTCGGTCAGGCGTTGATTATGTTCTCATTGCAAATGTTCCAATTCTTTCTGGCTCAACATTGGTACCAATTGGTGGTGAACAGAAACTTGTCTTGGAAGCAGCAGACCAATTGAGAGCAAACTCATCAACGAACAACACAATAGATATTATTGCTTCTCTGTTGGAGATATCATAATATGGCAATTACCAGAGTTCAGGGTGGATTGATCGGTACTGCTGCAAGTACCAACACAGCTATTCAGTTGGGTAGCGCAATTATTTCAACTTCAAATACAATTTATAACAGCTATACATTCCAAACAAATGAAAACGGATACTCTATTGGTCCGGTGACGATACTTGATGGTCGTTTCATTTCACTTGGAAGTGGCGCAAGATGGGTGATTCTATAAATGCCAAAACTGAATACAACAACATCAGGTGTTATTAGTGCAACACTTACAGCAGATTCGTCACCTACTTTAGAATTACAACAGAATGGCGTAGCAATCCGAACATTAGGTGAAAGTCAGTTAGTACCAGCAACAGTTCAAAGCACTGCTACTGGCGCAACACTTTATGACTTCTCTGGAATACCGTCGTGGGCAAGACGGATTACGGTGATGTTTCAGGGCGTTAGTACGAATGGCACAAGCAATTACGTGGTACGCATTGGTAACTCAACTTTTACAATCACTGGTTATGTGTCTGCTATGACATATGTCAACACTAGTCCTAGCAATTCTACTGTAGGAACATCCGATACCACTGGTTATATTCTCACTAGAGACACTGGATCTAGTGTTAGTTTTACTGGCGAAATGAGAATATGTTTACTGTCTAATTATACCTATGTGGCAACATTTAATGGGATAGGTGGTACCGGTGGACCTACATATCAAGGCAGCGGTTTTTTAAATCTTGGATCTGTTTTGGATCGTGTTCGTATCACCACGCTGGGCGGCACAGATACATTTGATGCTGGTTCAGTCAACATTATGTGGGAATAAGGAGAATAACTAAATGGCACTTACTCTTAATGGCGATGGTAATATTGTAGGTTTATCTGTAGGTGGATTGCCTAGCGGTGTAGTAACTTCAACAAATCTGAGTGCATCTATTGTTCCTATAGGAGTTAATCAAACTTGGACCAATGTAACAGCTAGTCGTGCATTATCTACCACATACACAAATACTACAGGAAAACCAATTCAATTGTACATAGTTTGTACTGGTGGCAATTCAAACGGTGCGGCAGTCACAATAGGCGGGGTAACTCCAGCGTTCGTGTATACAAACGTTGCAGGTGGTCGTGTGGCACTTTTTGTAATTATTCCAAATGATGTATCATATTCACTCGGTGATGCAAGTTCAACAATTCACTCTTGGTGGGAACTTCGTTAAGGAAAATTATGAAATATTACAAAGACCCAAACACAAATGAAATTTATGCATATGAATCTGACGGTTCACAAGATGCATGGATAGATTCAAGACTTGTTCTTATTACTGAAGAACAAGCAACAGAAATTAGACAGCAAAAAGTACAAGAGATTTTCAACTCTTTACCTTATCAAGAAAAACGAGTTACTGAATATCCATCAATCGGTGATCAACTAGATGCATTATTTCGTGCAGGTGTTTTTCCTGCTGAAATGGCTGCTCAGATTCAAGCAGTCAAAGACAAATATCCAAAGGGCTAAGAATGGCAATTGTATATAGTGGCGATAACATAACATTTGGTGATGGTTCAATCATTGCCGGAGTTGCAACGCAAAACAATGTGTATAATGTTGTTACTGCAAATGCAAATACTTCTACGGGTAATTCATATGTAACATTCACATCAAATACTGCTACAATCAATGCAGGAATGATTATCTACGCAGCAGGATTTGGTAGAGGTGTTACAGTATCTTCAGTAGTCAATGCAAATACAATTTTGCTTTCAACAGCAGCAGCAAACACTGCAACAAACACAAGAATATCTTTTGTTGAACCAAATCGTGTGATGACTGCGGATGTTGCAGGACCAGGATTATGTAAAGCGTGGGTGAACTTCAACGGCACTGCAACAACTACTGCAACACTTATTCGGGCAGCATTCAACGTATCAAGCATTCAAGATGATGGTGTTGGCATTTACACAGTGAACTTTACACAAGCATTGCCCGATGTAAACTATTGTGTAAATGCATCCCAATCAATAGGATCTATTGCTGCAAAAATAAGAGTAATGGAAGGATATACCACTACGTCTGTTACTATCAGAACAAGTTCCGGTGATACATCTACACAATCAGATGCGACATCTGTGTTTGTTTCAGTTTTCCGTTAATAAAGACAACACATGAACTTCTGCAAGCTACATAAATACAAAGTAAAATAAAAAGGACATATTTTGGCATACATTGGGCAAAATTCATTACCGTTTGATCCGTTCAGATCAGCAGCGCCTGTTTCTGATGCTGATCGGTTTTCGGGTAATGCTTCTACGACAACATTTACATTATCACGTGCAGTGTCATTTCCAACAGATATTGAAGTGTTTGTTGAAAATGTCCAGCAAGAGCCTATTGTTTCGTACAGTGTTTCAGGCGCATCACTGACATTTACTGAAGCACCGCCAACAGGTACAAATAATGTTTATGTTGTTTATCGCAATTATCAAACAGGCGCACAGATAACATTACCTGACGGTTCTGTTACTTACAACAAACTTGCAAACAATATTCGGTTATTTACGACAGATAACTTCACCTCAAACGGTACTGTTTCTACATTCTCACTTTCTGAACAGCCTGCTGATGCAAACACAGTATTAGTCACAATTGATGGTATCGTTCAAAGAGCAACAGAACACTATGGTTTGTCAGGTAAAACAATTACATTTACTTCAACACCTGCATCAAACTCATTGATTTCAATTCGTCATTTAGGCTTTAGAACAACAACAACTGTCACAGCAATACCGCCAGGCACGAACATTTCAAATCCTGTGATTACCAATGGTATGACAGTAACAGGTGATGTTACCGTATCTGGTAATGTGACGATGAACCTGTTGAACTTTAGTTATATTGCATCAAATGATGTTGCATCGTTTACTGACATGCAGGGCGTTGCTGCTAACTGTACAACAGCATCAGGAAATACATCAGTAACTTATCGGTCAAATACAGCAGCAATTTCTGTTGGTATGTTTGTTACTGGTGCAACAATCAATGTGGGTTCGGTTGTTACTTCAGTTGTCAATGCAAATACAATTACAATTTCATCTGCGGCTGCAAACTCATCAACAAATACAGCACTGACATTTTATACACCTAATAAATTATTAGTGTCACATGTTGCATCACCTGGTGTTGCAAAAGCATGGGTGAACTTTGATGGTACAGGAACAGTACGAATTCGTGGTGCATTCAATGTGTCCAGTATTACGGATAACGGTACGGGCGCTTACACTGTGAACTTTACGGTTGCGATGCCAGATGTCAATTTTTCAGCAGTGGCTGCATGTGAAGATAATGGTGGGGCTTATGGTGCTTATTCTCAACAAGTGTCTTCCGCATCTTCAGTAAGAATTGCTACCAGTCGTCCAGGAACCGCTAATTATGACCAAAACAATATTGCCGTTGCCGTTTTCCGCTAAAAGACACAGAATAAATAGATTATATCAACACAAAAGGAAACCTAAAAAATGAATTCAAGAATTATTTTTGAAAATGAAAATGGTGGAGTATCAATCATTGTTCCTGCACCATCTGCTGGTCTGACTATTGAGCAGATCGCAAAGAAAGATGTACCAGCAGGCAAAGAATATTGGATCGTTGATGCATCTGATATTCCTGAAGATCGTACATTTAGAAACGCATGGGAACTAGACTCATCAATGGGTACTGCTCATGGTATTGGAGGTCAATAATGGCTATTACTGTAAATCTAGGCAAAGCAAAAGTTATCACTAAAGACAGACTTCGTGCAGAAAGAGCGCCACTGCTTGAAGCATTAGACGTTCAATTTCAACGTGCATTAGAAACAAATGCAGACACAACAGAAATCGTTGCAGAGAAGCAGCGTCTTCGTGATATCACAACATTAGCAAATGCAGCAACAACAACAGACGAACTTAAAGCACTCAGCGTAAACTAAATGGCTATTCAAACAGCATTAGATAGTATCAGCAATTCATCTGGATCACCGTTCGGTTTCAAGAACCGGATTATTAACGGTGCGATGGTGATCGACCAGCGCAATGCTGGGACTTCAAATACGGTTAACAGCAATAGCGGAACTCAATTTGGGGCGGATAGATTTTTAGTTCAAGGCACATCGTCTGAAGGTGTGTTTACATCTCAACAGTTAAGCGCAACACCGCCAACTGGTTTTAAAAACTATGTTCGCATTCAAACAACAACCGCATCTGCATCTCCAGCATCAGGTTCGTTGTATGCAATGTCTCAAATTATTGAGGGCTTTAATATTGCCGACCTTGGGTTTGGTGCGGCAGGTGCTTCCACAGTTACCTTTTCATTTTGGATTCGTAGTTCATTGACAGGTACATTTTCGGGTTCTTTGAAAAACGGAAATGCTTACAACCGTTCATATCCATTTACCTTCACAATCTCTGCCGCAAACACTTGGGAATACAAGACCGTTACTGTGGCTGGTGACACAACTGGTACATGGCAAACAGGAAACTTGGGTGGCTTGATTGTTTATTTTGATTTGGGTTGTGGCAGTTCTTTGCTGTCTACCGCAAACTCTTGGCAAGCCGGAAACTTTAATGGCGTTACAAGTTCTACTCGCCTTATCTCTACGCTCAACGCAACCCTTGACATCACCGGCGTACAACTCGAAAAAGGCAGCACAGCCACCAGCTTTGACTACAGGCCGTATGGTACGGAGTTGGCGTTATGCCAGCGGTATTACTATACGACAGGCGGCGATGCGACGCTCCAATTTTTTGGAACAGGTGCAGCTTTCTCAACCAGTCAAGTTAATGGCATAGTAATTCCGTTTCCAGTGACGATGAGAACAACGCCTACATTTTCCGTATCTGCTGTATCGGATTTTTATTTACAAAACGCGGCTGGTACTGGCGGCGTTACTAGCGCAATTAGCCAAGATGCAGCTGAGGCATCAGCCAAGTCAGGAAATCTTCGCGCTACTAGAAGTGCTGCAGGTCTTACTGCTGGAAACGCTTCTGTGCTTATCGCTGTAAATACTTCTTCGCGTCTTAACTGGTCTTCGGAGCTATAAATGTACAAGTTATTTAAAAGCGAAAGAACAGGTGAAGTAGTTACTGTTATTCGCCTTGAAGACATCGCTTATATCCCATTCGACCCAGCCAACACGGATTATCAAGCATATCTGAAATGGCTAGCCGAGGGCAATACTCCAGAACCTGCTGATACACCAGAATAAATAAAAGAAAACATTAAGGAAATACATTGGCATATCTCGGTAATCAACTCATCAATGGATCGTTTCAATCTGAATACTTTTCAGGTGATGGTTCTACGACTGAATATAATCTAGCGTATCCACACGGAAACGAACCGTCGGTTATCGTTTCAATTTCTGGTGTCAAGCAGAAAACAGATTCATATGCACTCATTGCAGGTAAACTTGTGTTTACTGAAGCACCACCAGCGGGTTCAAATAACATTGAAGTTGTTTACTTAGGTAATCGTGTTCTGACAAATCCTTACTTGTCAGCAGATACATATGGTATCATTCGGATCAATCCAAACACAATTTCAGAGAACGTTACGATTCCAACATTATACAATGCAAGTTCCGCTGGACCATTAACGATTGCAAATAACAGAACAGTAACCGTAGCAAATGGTGCTACATGGGTCATCATTTAATTTTTAGGAAAACAAAATGGCAGGTTCACTTAAAATAGACGCAATAACGACAGACAACGGATTGACGCTGACTGGTGGCGCAAGATCAACGCCCTGCACGACTGTTCCCGGAATCACTTATGCTGGTGGTACGATTACACTTGATTTGAATGCAGCGAACAATTTTGAAGTCGGTCTTGCAAACAATGCGACACTAACAAATCCAACTAACATCAAATTAGGTCAATCAGGTTGTATCTTTGTTCGTCAGACACTTGGATCAAATACAATTTCATATGGTTCGTACTACAAGTTTCAGTCAAACTCAGCACCTGTATTATCAACAGCAGTTAATGCAATTGATCTACTCACATATTATGTCGCAAACTCAACAACAATTATTGTTGATGCAATCACTGGTCTAGTCTAATGAGTTCATTATTCAATTTAGCTACTGCAACAGCAGCTGGTGGACATCGTAATCGGTTAGGTTATCAAATTAGCCGCAGCGTAAGACTTCGTGCAAGTGCGACTGGATATTTTAGTCGTTCAGCTTATCCAGTTGCATCGGCTGGTACGCAATGGACGCTTTCAATGTGGGTAAAGCGTGGTACACTTGGAACGCAAACCGATCTGTTTTCATTTGTTTCCACTGCTGGTTCAGCACAACAAGCCGGTATTCAGTTTGATTCAAATAATAATATTCGTTGGTGGCAATATGTTTCGCCAAGTTATGCTTTCCAAAAAATCACAACGGCGGTTTTTCGTGATCCATCTGCTTGGTATCATTTAGTTTTTGTTTACGATACAACTCTAGCAACGGCAGCAGATCGTTGTCAAGTTTGGGTAAATGGTGTTCGTCTAACTGCGTTTTCAACAAGCACTGATCCAACACAAAATCTTGTTACTTATTACAAAAACGGAACACACTATCCCCATCTTGGCGCAGAAAACAGAAATGCTTCTTCTGCACTTTCTCCGTTTGATGGTTACATGACCGAAGTCAACTTCATTGACGGTCAGGCTTTAACACCATCTTCGTTCGGTGAAACTAGTCTTGTTACTGGTGTATGGCAACCAAAAAGATACACCGGCACTTACGGCACTAATGGTTTTGACATAGACTTTAGTGATAACTCCGCAGCAACAGCAGCAGCGATTGGTAAAGACTATAGCGGCAACGGCAACAACTGGACACCGAACAACATCAGCGTGACTGCTGGCGTGACGTTTGACTCAATGTTGGATGTGCCTACACAGTTTGGTGATGGCGGCAATGGGCGGGGGAATTATGTTGTGTTTAATCCAGTTAATGTTTCTGGTGGAGGCACAACAACAATTACAGATGGCAGTCTTGCCACCTCTGTTGGCTCAACTACCACTTATGGAAAAGTGCTTGGAAGCATAGGTATGTCAACAGGAAAATGGTATTGGGAAGTTACGGTCACTGCTGTTGGTGGTGCTGGCAATATTGGCATTGGTGATGGAACTGCTCCTTCAGCAAGTTTTGGTCTTGGGGGTGTGGCTGGTGAAATTGCATATCAAAGTAGCGGCAACAAGTACACGAACAACTCAGGCACTGCCTACGGTGCAAGCTACACCACCAACGATGTGATTGGTGTTGCCTACGATGCTGATGCAGGAAGCATTACGTTCTATAAAAACAACGCGAGTCAGGGTGCTATCACTGGTTTCTCTGGAACCAAGTTCCCGGCTGTTGGCTCTGGCGGTGGAACCAACCCGCAGTACGCGGCCAACTTCGGCCAGCGCCCCTTCACCTACACACCACCGTCCGGCTTCAAAGCACTGAACACACAGAACTTGTCAACGCCGACTATTCTGAGGGGCAATCAGTATTTTGATGTGTCCACTTGGAGTGGCAATGCGTCCACGCGAAGCATAGTCAATGACGCTGCAATGCAGCCTGATCTGGTGTGGATCAAGAAACGCGGTGGTGGAACTACGCCGACACGCGACCATAGGTTGTTTGATGCTGTGCGTGGAGCAACATTGTACTTGTCAAGCAATGCGACCGGCGCAGAAATTACTGAAACAGACGGGCTGACTGCATTTAACTCAAACGGATTTACACTTGGTGCGAGTGATGGCGTAAACGGCACTACCGGAGGCACAGGCACCTACGTCGGCTGGCAATGGAAAGAAGGCGCAACGCAGGGCTTTGATATTGTGACGTATACGGGAACGGGTGCGAACCGCACAGTGTCTCACTCGCTTGGCGTTACTCCGTCCATGATTATTGTCAAAGCACGAAACTTACCAAATAGTATTGCTCGTTCGTGGTCGGTTTGGCATACCGCGCTGGCAGCGACAGAAGTTATTTTCCTGAATCAAACTTCGGCTAAACAGACTGGCGCAACAACTTACTGGAACAGCACACTGCCAACATCTTCTGTATTCTCACTTGGCGATGAGCCAACTGTCAATGGCGCAGTTGGAACTGTTGGTGAGTATGTCGCTTATTTATTCTCCGAAGTCGCAGGCTTCTCCAAGTTCGGCAGTTACACAGGCAACGGCGCCGCTGACGGTCCGTTTGTGTTCACAGGATTTAGACCGAGATTTGTAATGTGGAAACGATCAGATGCTACTGCAAATTGGTTTTTAATGGATTCATCTAGAACTCCAGCAAATCCAGTAAATCTTGAGTTGTATGCAGACCAATCTAACGCAGAGGTAACATTTACTGATTGTGATTTTGTGTCTAACGGCTTTAAGTTAAGAACATCAGATTCAAGCAGAAATGCCAGCGGCGGCACATACATCTTTGCAGCTTTTGCCGAAAATCCATTCAAAAACGCTCTTGCTAGATAACCAATATCGTGACTAAATAAAGAACAACATAGGAACAAAAAAATGTTTTTACTGAACGACAAACCTCTATCAACAGACGTAGCATTTACAGTAAACGGTATTCAATATCCAGCCAACTGGCTCAGACTTTCTTCAGCAGCAGAAAAAGCTGCAATCGGAATTACTGAAGTCGCTGATCCTGTTCGTGAAGATGATCGCTTTTACTGGAACGGCGTCAAAACAAATCCACGCCCACTTGAAACGCTCAAAGAACAATTCTCTGCACAAGTCAAAGATACTGCAAACAAACTGTTAGCATCTACTGATTGGATGATTATCAGAAAGATTGAACGTCAAGTCAATGTTCCTACAGCAATTGCAACGTATCGTGCAGCAGTTATTTCTTCAGCAGAAACAAATGAAACTGCTATCAATGAAGCAGAAGATGTTGAAGCACTTCAGCAAGTTGTATATTCATTGACATGGCCTACACTTGAAACTGAGGAAGAATAATGGCAGGTACTCTTGTTGTAGATAAAATTCAGCTTGATATTGGTAATACTTTTCAAATAGTAAGTAATACCGGTGGTCTAATTTTATCTGCAAATAATGCTGGCTTACAAACAGGTATTGCAGCGAACAGCATTACTTATGGAATGATTTCGCCTAGTATTCTTGCAACACAGAATAATGTCTATAATGTTGTTTCTGCAAATGCAAATACTGGTGTGGGTAATTCTACAGTAACATTTACAAGCAATACTGGAGCAATCAGTGCCGGCATGATTGTTTATGGTGCAGGATTTGGCACAGGCACAACTGTTTCTTCTGTAATCAATGCAAACACAATTCTGCTTTCAACAGCCGCAGCAAATACATCAACGAATACAAGACTTTCATTTGTTGAACCTAACAAATTAGTTACCGCAGAAATCGTTGGTCCTGGACTATGTAAAGCATGGGTGAACTTTAGCGGTACAGGCACCGTTGCAATTCGTGCTGCATTCAATGTGAGTAGTATTCAAGACAACGGAACAGGTGATTATACGGTCAACTTTACAACTGCAATGCCGGATGTGAATTATTCTATTGCAGCTAATTCAGACACTACAAACTCCAGCGGGCCACAATCGGTAGTAATAAACTATTCAACCGTAATTAATAACAAAGTAACCCCAACAGCATCCGCCTTTCGCTTGGCTTGTATGATTATGGGTACTGGTGCTGGTGTTGACAACCCATATATAAATGCTTCAGTCTTCCGCTAAAAGTAAACACACCAATAATCAACGACCCCGCTTCGGCGGGGTTTTTTGTTTCTACCAATTCCGCATTTGACTAAATACTACATTATAAGGAGAAAACACTTTGGCAGCTTATTTGGAACTTACACTTGAGCAGGGTGCTAATCTAACATCAGTCGTGACTGTAAATAATGCACAAGGTGATGCAGTGAATCTGACAACATACTCAGCAGCATCTCAGCTCCGCAAATCTTATTACTCTTCATCTGCAAATACACTTGCAGCAACAATCACGGGTAATGCAAATGGTGAAATAACACTGACAATGACTGCGGCAAATACTGCATTGCTTACTCCAGGAAGATATGTCTACGATTTAGTCATTACAAATAGCACAGACAATTCAAAAACTAGAGTTATTGAAGGTACAGCAATTGTATTACCATCTGTAACGAGGTAATAAATGCCATTGACATTAGGCTCTGTTTCACTCAGAAACAACACACTAGGAACAATTACAGTACAGCAACCAAATAGAACTACACTTGCTGCATCTGATTTTGCTCCTAAACCAAATATTACTCTTGCTGAAATCAATGATGTCTCAACTGTAGGTGTTGAAGATGGCGAATCATTAGTTTTTAGTTCAGCAAATAATCGGTACGAATTCAAAATTGCCTCTGCGGCTGTTACTAGTATTGACGGCGGCACATTCTAAGCTCTAAAAAAATGGCAAATTCATCTATTCAAATAAAACGTTCGTTAGTAACAAGCACACCAACTAAACTAAATGTTGGTGAACCAGCATATTCATACACAAGCAATACATTATTCATTGGTACTCCAGACAGTAATGGTGCGATTGCAATTGGTGGTTATGATTTATTTACTCGTCAAACTTCTGGATATGCACAAGCAAACGCTGCATTCATTCGTGCGAACAATTCACTGAATGCAAATGTTGGCGGCACAATCACTGGTGATATTACGATTCAAGGTAATCTAAACATCATTGGTGGTTCAATTGCAGCAAACGTTCCTACAGTATTGATTGGTGATAATATCATTACGTTGAATACTGCAATCAGTCAGTCGGGTCAGCCGACAATGAATGCTGGTATTGAAATTGATCGTGGCGCACAACCGAATGTTTATTTGCTTTGGAATGAGACTGCTGACAAATGGCAATTTACAAATGACGGAACAAGTTACGATGATCTAGGTGGTTCTGCAACTGCATCATATGCAAACTCAGCATTCATCAAAGCTAACGCAGCATTTGATCATGCAAACGCTTCTTTTGCTGCTGCTAACAATGTATTTCCACAAATTCAACCTGCATTCAATACAGCAAATGCAGGATTCATTCATGCAAACTCAGCGTTCATAAAAACAAACGCAGCATTTGATCACGCTAATTCTGGATTCATCCAAGCTAACTCATCATATCATCATGCAAATGCAGCATACATTCGTGCGAACAATTCGCTCAATGCAAATGTTGGTGGTCTAGTTACAGGTAATATTTCTGTTGGCGGTACAATTACCCCAAATAGTGATCTCACATGGAATTTAGGTAACACAGAGTATCGTTGGCATTCATTGTTCTTAGGACCAGGCACACTGAATATCGGTGGTTTGACGATCAGCAATTCAAGCGGCATAGCAACATTTGATGGTGAAGTTTTAGACTTCACGTTATCAAATACACTTTTACCTACTTTTGTTGGCGCAGTTTATCAAGCAAACGCTTCATTCAATCACGCAAATTCTGGATTCATCCAAGCTAACGCTGCATACAATCACGCTAACGGTGGATTTATCCACGCAAATTCTGCGTTCATAAAAACAAATTCTGCATTCAATCATGCAAATGCCTCTTTTGCAAACGCTAACGGTGCTTTTGCAAAAGCTAATGTAAGTTATAATCATGCCAACAGTGGATTCATCCAAGCTAATGCTGCATTCAATACAGGTAACGCTGCATTTGTTCGTGCAAACAACTCACTGAATGCAAATGTTGGTGGTACAATTACTGGCGATGTAATTGTTGTTGGTAATGTTACATCAAACAGTCTGACAACAACAGGCACAAACGGTAGCATTACAGGTGCAAATGCAATTTTCTCTAACTACATTTTTGCTTCTAATGTAGATTTGAGTATCTTCTCTGCACTAGCTTTTGCAAACGCAAACGCTGGGCTTGCAATGGCAAATGCTGCATTCGCAAACGCTAACGGTGCTTTTGCTAAAGCAAACGGCGCTTATAATCACGTAAACGTAGCGTTCAATCATGCAAACTCTGGCTTTACTCAAGCTAATTCAAGTTTCTTCCGTGCTAATTCTGGATTCATTCAAGCAAACTCTGCATATGCACAAGCAAATGCTGCTTATATTTCACAGAATGCATCTGGTCAATATGCAAATGCTGCATACGTTCGTGCAAACAATTCTTTAGATGCAAACGTTGGCGGCACAGTAACTGGTGATGTTCGCATTACTGGTAATCTGACTGTTACTGGAAATACCACATACGTCAACACACAGACGGTCTTGATCGGTGATAATATCATCACACTCAATGCTGCTATCAATCAAGCATCTGCTCCTGTACTAGATGCTGGTATTGAAGTTGATCGTGGTTCAGAAGCAAATGTTTATTTACTTTGGAATGAAACTACAAATAAATGGACAGTAACAAATGATGGCGTAGGTTATTTTGATATTGGTTCTGCTGATGCTGAACACTATGCAAACTCTGCATTCATCAAAGCAAATGCATCTTTTGATCATGCAAATGCTGCATATATCTCACAGAATGCAACTGGTCAGTATGCTAATGCTGCGTTTACGGTAGCGAATGGTGCATTCATTCATGCAAACTCTGCATATAAAAGTCAGAACGCAACTGGTCAATATGCGAATGCTGCATTCATTCACGCAAACTCTGGATTTATTCAAGCTAACGCAGCATTCATTCACGCAAATGCATCATACCAATCACAGAATGCAACTGGTCAGTATGCAAATGCTGCATTCATTCATGCAAATAGCGCATATCAAAGTCAAAATGCAACTGGTCAATACGCCAATGCTGCATTTGTTCATGCAAACAGTGCATATCAATCTCAAAATGCAACCGGTCAATATGCAAATTCTGCTTTTATACACGCAAATTCTGCTTATCAATCTCAGAATGCAACTGGACAATACGCCAATGCTGCGTTAATTCATGCAAATTCTTCATTTGATTTTGCAAACACAGTAAATGTATTTTCGTATTCAGCATATCATCATGCTAATGCTGCATTTGTTGCAGCTAACGTTGCCGATAGTAAAGCAGTAGCGTCAGGTAACTACGCAAATGCTGCTTTCATTCATGCAAACTCTGCATTTGAATTAGCAAACGGTACAGCAATTGCTGCAAATACACCATCGCATGTCGCAAACTCTGCTAGTGTATATGCAAACGGAGCATTCATTGCTGCTAATACAGCCGATTCAAAAGCAATCTCTGCTGGCTCATATGCAAACTCCGCATTTGCACAATCAAATGTAGCATTCATTCACGCAAATTCTGGTTTTATTCATGCGAATGCAGCATATCAATCTCAGAATGCGACGGGTCAATATGCTAATGCCGCATTTGTTCGTGCAAACAATTCTATTGATGCAAATGTTGGCGGCACAATTACTGGTAGTTTGACTGTTACTCAAAATCTTTCTGTTGGTAATCTTTTTGTTACTGGTCAAGTTGTTAGTATCAACTCAAGCACTCTAGTTGCAAACGATACTCTTATTGTTCTTGGTTCTGGTAATTATTTTAGTGACACAAAAGACTTGGGTTTTGCTGGTCATTATAATGATGGCACAAATGCACATTCTGGTATCATTCGTGATTTTGCAGAAAAAGAATGGTATTTGTTTAAAGGATATACACCAGAAGTTGGTGGTAATAATAACGTTGATTTAACTGATCCATCGTTTGAAATTGACACGCTGAATGCTAATTTACGCTCAACATTTATCACAATCAAAAAGATTGATATTTTACCTAGAACAAATATCATTTTTGATTTAACAAACTCAGCATTCATTCAAGCAAACTCTGGATATATCCACGCTAATGCTGCGTATCTTTCACAGAACGCAACTGGTCAGTATGCTAATGCTGCATTCATTCATGCAAATAGCGCATATCAATCACAGAACGCAACTGGTCAGTATGCTAATGCCGCGTTTATACACGCAAATAGTGCATTCATACATGCCAATGCTGCTTTTGTATTTGCTAATGATGTCAGTGCTAATGCAAATTCCGCTGGAACATATGCTAATGCTGCATTTATTCACGCTAACGCTGCTTACCAATCTCAAAATACAACTGGTCAGTATGCAAATGCAGCATTCATTCATGCAAACTCAAGCTTTATCCAAGCAAACGCTGTTTTTGTTCACGCTAACGCTGCTTATCAATCTCAAAATACAACTGGTCAGTATGCTAATGATGCATTTATTCAAGCAAACAGTGGATACAATTTAGCAAACTCAATTGCTAATAATAGTGTCGTTGCTGGCACTGCGAATGTGGCGAATTATGTAAGAGTAGAAGTCAAATCTGGTGCTAGAAACTATAATGTTGCTCTAGTTGACGCTACAACTGGTAATCTCATCATTGGTGCTAACACAGGACTGACATATCATCCCACACTACAAACACTTTCTGCTCAACTAGGATCATTTGGTCAATCTGTTACCACATCATCATTACTTGCAGCATCAGTTACTATCACATTATTCAATGCAACTGCTACTACAATTCGTATGGGTGGTGCAGCAACGACTGTCAATATTGGTAATGTTGGTGGTACTACAAATGTATTTGGCACACTTGCTGTCAATGGTGTAAGTGTAATTGGATTTACACGAGGTGCATATGACACAGGCAACTCAGCATTCATTCAAGCCAACGCATCATTCAATCATGCCAATGCGGCTTTTGTTGCAGCTAATAATGTATTTCCACAGATTCAGCCAGCATTTAACACAGCAAACGCTGCATTTATTCGTGCAAACAATTCACTGAATGCAAATGTTGGTGGTCAAATTACTGGTGATCTTACAATTACCGGTAATCTTGTAATTGTTGGTAATACTGTTTATGCAAACACACAAACTGTTCTGATTGCAGACAATATTATTACACTGAATGCTGCAATTGATCAGACTGCTGCACCAACACTCAATGCTGGTTTAGAAGTAGATCGTGGTTCTTCTGCAAATGTTTACTTACTCTGGAATGAAAGTGAACTGAAGTGGAAATATACCACTGATGGTGTTGCATATGAAGACGTTGGTGCGGGTGCAACAGCAACTTATGCAAACTCAGCATTTACGGTAGCCAACGGAGCATTCAATCACGCAAACGCTGCATTTATCGCTGCAAATACAGCCGATTCAAAAGCAGTAACAGCAGGTAGTTATGCTAATGCTGCTTTCATTGTCGCAAATGCTGCAACTTTACAAGCAAATGCAGCATTCAGTCACGCAAATGCTGGCTTCATTCAAGCTAACGCTGCTATACTTCACGCACAGTCTGCATTTTCTGCACAGAACACAACTGGTCAATATGCAAACTCTGCATTTGCAACAGCAAACTCTGCTGGTATTGCAGCAAACACGCCAAGTCATGTTGCAAACTCGGCAGCATCTTATGCTAATAGCGCATTTATTCATGCAAACTCATCGTTCAATTTTGCAAATGGTGCAGCAGTCGCAGCAAACACGCCAAGTCATGTTGCAAACTCTGCTGCGATTTATGCTAACGGCGCTTTTGCTGCTGCTAACGCTGCTAATGCAACAGACGTAACACAAAATAATAGTATTACAGTAGCATTGAATACTGCTAATGCTGCATTCATACAAGCTAATACACCGAGTCATGTTGCAAACTCTGCTGCGATTTATGCTAACGGCGCTTTTGCTGCTGCTAACGCTGCTACTGCAACAGACGTAACACAGAATAATAGTATTGCTGCTGTTTTTGTTCATGCGAACTCATCGTTCAATTTTGCGAACGGTGTTTCAATTGCAGCTAATACACCAAGCCATGTAGCAAACTCGGCAGCAATTTATGCTAATGGTGCTTTTGCTGCTGCTAATGCTGCTACTGCTACTGACGCAACACAAAATAATAGTATTACTGCTGCATTTAATACAGCAAATGCTGCATTCTTGCAGGCAAATACACCAAGCCACGTAGCTAATTCTGCTGCTATTTACGCTAACGGCGCTTTTGCTGCTGCTAACGCTTCTGCTGCTATTGATGTAACACAAAACAATAGCATTACCGCTGCATTTAGTGCTGCAAACTCTGCAATTGATAGCGCAGTCGCTCTTGCAATTGCTCTTGGATAACTAAAATAAATAGACAACTATGGCTAAAATAAACACAAGACAACAATTCAAAGAATATTGCTTACGCAGATTAGGATGGCCTGTTCTTGAAATCAACGTAGATGATGATCAAGTAGAAGATCGCATTGATGATGCGTTAGCTTTTTGGCGCGATTATCATTATGATGGCAGTGAAAAAATATTCATGAAGCATCAAATTACACAAGAAGATATTAGCCGTCAATGGATATATTGCCCAGATGCAGTTCAGTTCGTAATTGGTATAATGCCGTTCGATCAGTCAAATGCATCTATCAATATGTTTGACTTACGTTATCAATTACGTTTGCACGATCTATATGACTTTACATCTGTTTCATACGTGTCGTATGAGATTACAATGCAGCACTTGCGTACACTGAATCTTTTATTCTCAGGTACACCACAGTTCCGTTTCAATCGTCACCAAAACAAAGTATTTTTAGATATTGATTGGACACGTGATGTTCAACCTGGAGATTTTGTAATCGTAGAATGCTATCGTGTATTGAATCCTGATACGGTAACTCTTACAGGAACACTGTCTGGAGATCCATCGTCTAATACAATAACTGGATATGGCACAAAATTTGATCAAGAAATAGTTGCTTTTGATTTTATCAATATTGGAAATGAATCTAAACAAGTTGGTAACATTGTATCTCCTACCAGTTTGACATTGATAGGACCACCAACATTAACTCACAGCAATTCTACAGCAACGATATCTGGCACAACTGATTTATGGAATGACCGTTACCTGAAAAAACTTGCTACTGCTAAAATCAAACAGCAGTGGGGAACAAACATGAAAAAGTTTGAAGGCATTCAAATGCCTGGTGGCGTAACACTCAATGGCCAAAAAATTTACGATGAAGCAACCGAAGAGATAGAAAAGATGGAAGAAGAAATCTATCAAATGGGTTCACTTCCTTCAGAAATATTTACTGGATAAATTTTGGCTACCAACTTCTATTTTAATAATTTCCCATCTCGGCTAGGTGACGTTAGTGCAGTCACGCCAGAGCAGTTGCTTGTCGAAAATTTGGTAATTGAGGCTCTACAGATTTATGGCATGGATGCATATTACCTACCAAGAACAACAAGAGATGAAGTTGATTATTTGTTTGGAGAAGACACACTCAAAGAGTATCGCACAGCTCATCCTATTGAAATGTATCTTGAAAACTTTACAGGAATGGAAGGTGAAAGTGATTTTATTTCCAAGTTTGGTTTGGAAATTAAAAGCGAAATTACTTTATTAGTTTCAAGACTTCGTTTCAGATATACAGTTAATGGTTACACTCGTCCACGTGAGGGCGATCTTGTTTACATTCCAATGGTAACAGGATTATTTGAAATTACTCATGTTGAGCATGAAAAAGATCAAGCAATGTTTTATACATTAGGAAGAGGTCGTGGCGGTAACGTATATGTTTATGGATTGAGATTAAAACAATATGTCTTCTCTTCAGAGATTATTCAAACAGGCGTTGCTGAAATTGATAACGCTATGAGAGTTTACTATCCAAGAACTCGTATTTCTCTTACTTCTGGTGGAACAGGTAAGTTTGTAAATGATGAAATTGTATATCAAGGTTCTAGCCTTGCTACAGCAACGGCACAAGCACTTGTTCTTGATTTTGTTCCGAACACACATATTGATATTTACAGAACTCAAGGTAGCTTTATATCAACAACAAACGTAAAAGGCAATACATCAAATGCAAGTTGGGGAATTACACTTGTTTCTGATGCTGCCACACAGAACAATGCATTTGAAGACATTATTGACAACGCTCGGATTGAAGCTGCAAGTGATGGTATTATTGACTTCTCCGAAACAAACCCTTTTGGTGAGCCATAATGCTAGGTAACGCACAATTCTATCATCGTACCATCAGAAAGATGGTCGTGACTTTTGGAACACTCTTCAATGATATTGAGATTGTTCGGTACACACAAGCAGGTGCGCCAAAAGAAAAACTTAAAATTCCATTATCATATGGAGCAAAAGAAAGATATCTGACACGATTAACATCTAATCCTAATTTGATAAAAACAATTAATGTTCTTGTTCCAAGAATGTCATTTAATTTAGAAAACTTGGAATATGATGTTAGCCGTAAACAGATATCAACCCTTCGTAATTTTTCAAACGATACAGACTCGACTGTAAAGACACAGTTTGTTCCTGTACCATATAATTATGAATTTTCTCTATCAATATATGTAAGAAATACAGAAGATGGCACACAAATATTGGAACAGATATTGCCATTTTTTACGCCAGATTTTAGTGTTGTCGTGGATTTTATTCCTTCAATGAATCAGAAATATACTGTTCCTATTATATTAAATTCGGTATCATCAACGGTTGACTATGAAGGATCTGATGAAGATGGTACAACACGCTTGATCGTTTGGGATTTAAACTTCACAGCAAAAAGCTTTATCTGGCCACCAGTCAAAACTGGTGATCTTATCACACGTGCGAATACTCAATTGTTTATTGATTTGACGAATAATGCTGAACAAAAAGCTTATGTTGATTTTGCAAATGGAAACGGAGTGTTCACTCAAGGAGAAACTGTTCGTGATGCTGCAAATAATTTTGTTGGAACTGTTGACTATTTCTCTAATACGAATACTGGAATAATTATTGTTACTGGAGCAAATAAGGCACTTGAAACACGTTATGTTCTTACTGGCGATTATTCTAACTCAAGATATGTTATAGAATCTTTAGAGCAAAACTCTATAAAGGCAGTCAAAGTTATAACCGAACCAGATCCATTAACAGCTGGTCCCGAAGAAGACTTTGGATTTACTGAAACTATTATTACTTATCCTAATACATTATAATGAAAAAGTTAAATGAAAATTTGTCAGAAATATTTGACATAGAGCCTATTGAAATAAAAGAAAATCGGACAACCGAAGTTGTTGTGGTTGAAACTAGTAATGATATTGATTCAGACACCAGTTTTGCCAGAGAAAATATTAAACAACTTATTACTAAAGGTAACAAATCACTTGAGGAGCTGTCTACAGTTGCGAATCAATCTGAATCACCACGTGCATATGAAGTTCTTGCTACGATGATGAAAAATCTAGCGGACATGAACAAAGATTTATTGGAACTTCAAAAACGAAAAAGAGATTTGCAGCCAAAAGAGTCAACGCAAAATCTGAATATAGATAAAGCAGTCTTTGTTGGTTCAACAGCCGAACTTGTAAAAATGATTAAATCAAACAAATAATTGGAGAAATGATGGAACAGTTAATAGAACAAATGAAAGTTATTCTTGGTACGAACTTTGGTTTGTATTTCAAAGCACACAATTTTCACTGGAACGTAGAGGGTCCTAACTTTGCGGAGTATCACAACTTTTTAGGTGCATTCTACGAAGCAGTGTTTGACCAAACAGATTCAATCGCGGAACATATTCGTGCATTGGGTTCATATACTCCAACATCATTAGGAAGAATGATGGAGTTATCAAAAGTCGTTGATTTGGTAGCCATTCCTTCACCGCTTATTATGATGAGTGAACTTGCAAATGATAACGATAAGTTTATCATGGAACTTCGTGCAGGAATTGCACTTGCTGATGCTGCTGATGAACCAGCAGTAGGAAACTTTTTACAAGACATTTTAGATGCTCATCAAAAACACGGATGGATGTTGAAGAGTTTTACAAGATAAAAGATGGAAGACGGATATCTTGGTAATGCAAGGCTTAAAAAAGTCGGTGTTGAATTATCCTATACAAAAGAACAGTTAGAAGAAATTGTAAAGTGTACTGAAGATCCAGTATATTTTATACGTAACTATGTAAAGATTGTCAACGTTGACCGTGGTCTTGTTCCATTTGAAATGTGGGACTTTCAAGAAAACATGGTCCGCACGTTTCATGACAATCGTTTTTGCATTGCAAAAATGCCACGACAGGTTGGTAAGACAACAACAACTGTTGGCTATATGCTTTGGTCAGCATTATTCAATGAAGATTATGTCATTGGTATTCTTGCAAACAAACTTCAACTTGCACAAGATATTCTAGGTAAGATTCAAAAAGCTTATGAGTATCTTCCATCTTGGTTGCAACAAGGCATCATCAATTGGAATAAACGTTCAATTGAATTAGAGAATGGCTCAAAGATTTTTGCGTATGCAACATCTTCAGCAGGTGTTCGTGGTGGTACATACAATCTGATTTTTCTTGATGAGTTTGCGTTCGTTCCACACAACATGGCTGTAGACTTCTTTACTTCTACTTATCCTGTTATCTCATCTGGTAAAACGTCAAAAGTAATTATTGTTTCTACTCCAAATGGTCTAAATCTGTTCTATAAAATGTGGACAGATGCTATTGAGAATCGCTCCACATACAAAACGCTTGAAGTTCACTGGTCAATGGTGCCAGGGCGTGACGAAAAGTGGAGAGAAGAAACGATCCGAAACACGTCGGAAGAACAGTTCAGACAAGAGTTTGAAACGGAGTTCATCGGTTCAGCAGCGACACTTATTTCTGGTGCTAAACTTCGTTCTCTGGCATTTCATGATCCAATCCGAATTGAAGATGATGGTAATTTATCGATATATGAAGATCCAAAACCAGGAAGAATATATATTGCGACTGTAGACTGTTCCGAAGGTGTAAGTTTAGACTATCACACAATCAATATTATTGATGCTACTGAAGCGCCTTACAGACAAGTTGCGTTGTATAGAAACAATAAACTGCCTCTTCTGTTTTTGCCTACTGTTATATACGCTCTAGCAAATAGGTATAATGAAGCTTTTGTTTTGATAGAAACCAATAACATAGGTCAACAAGTTGTGGACATTCTACACTATGATCTTGAATATGGAAATATCTACAGAATTGAGCATCATCATATCAAAGGACAAAGCATTTCTGCTGGTTTTAAACGATCGGTTTCTTTTGGTATTAAGACTACTAAATCAGTCAAGAAAATTGGTTGTGCTAACCTAAAGACGCTGATTGAAAATGATAAGTTAATTATCAACGATTTTAATACGATTGCAGAACTGAATACATTTGTTCGCACTAAAGACTCATATAAAGCCGAAGAGGGTAATAATGACGATATTGTCATGGGATTGGTTACTTTTGCTTGGCTGACAGCACAGACTTTTTTCAAAGATGAGACTCGGATTGACATTCGTAAAGTTATGTTGGATGAGCAAAATATGCTCGGAGAAGAAAGTATGCTTCCTTTTGGATTTATTGAAGACGGATTAGCAAGGGAAGCAGAAATTGCTGATGGAGATATGTGGGAGCCGCCGGCTGGCTATTTATCATCAAGTTTCTAAAAAACTAAATACAATATCAAAAAGAAAATTGACCCAAACAATAAAGGAGAAATCCAATGGCATTTCAATTATCACCTGGAGTAAATGTATCAGAGATCGATCTGACTACAGTTATTCCTTCAGTAGGCACTTCTACAGGTGCTTTCGTAGGACCTTTTGCTTGGGGACCATGTGGCGAAGTTACTACTATTTCTGACGAAGTTCGTCTAGCAAGCACCTTTGGTAATCCAAACAGCGATAATTATGAATACTGGTTCTCGGCAGCAAACTTTTTAGCTTATGGTAATAATCTAAAAATCGTTCGTGCTTTTAATGCATCAACAACACTAAATGCAACAGCAAACGGAAGTGGTCTTCTGATTAAAAATCAAGATGACTATGTAGAAAATCATACAGGTTATTCAGCAAACTCTTACAACGGTTTTGGCGCACGTTGGGCAGGTGCTTTAGGTAACTCACTCAGCGTTTCTATGGCAGATGCAAACTCATATAGCACATGGGCATATAAGACACAATTCACATCTGCTCCTTCTACATCATCATATGTTGCAAAGAAAGGCGGTTCTTTTGACGAAGTTCACGTAATTGTTGTTGACGAAGATGGTCTGTTTACAGGAACAAAAGGAACAGTTCTGGAAAAGTATCCTTTCGTTTCAAAAGCTTCTGATGCAAGAGATGACTCTGGTAACTCAAGTTACTATAAGAATGCTATTCAAAATCAATCTCAGTACATCTGGTGGCTGTCACACCCAACACAAAACACTACAGGTGGAACAGCTTGGGGTTCAACAGCAAATGCATCATCATTTGCAAACACAACTGGTAATGTATCATTCTCATTATCAGGTGGTGCAGATGGTACAGTAGGTACATCACAAATTACAACTGGTTGGGATAGATTTAAGAATGCGGAAGCAGTAGATATTTCTCTGTGCGTAACTGGTACAGGCAACTCTACAATTGCAGCATACGTTATCGATAATATAGCAGGCACACGTAAAGACTGCGTTGCATTCGTTTCACCAACAAAAGCAAGCGTTGTTGACAATGCGGGTAGCGAAGTTTCAGACATTACTACTTTCCGCAACGGTCTAACATCTTCGTCATATGCTGTGTTGGATTCAGGATACAAATATCAGTACGACAAATACAATGATGTGTATCGTTGGATACCACTGAACGGTGACATTGCTGGTCTATGCGTAAGAACAGATCAAGAGCGTGACCCATGGTTCTCACCAGGTGGTTTAAATCGTGGCGTTATCAAGAACGTTGTAAAACTTGCTTGGAATCCACTAAAATCAGAACGTGATTCGTTATATTCTGTTGGCGTAAATCCTGTTGTTTCTTTCCCAGGAGAAGGCACAGTTCTGTTTGGTGATAAAACATTACTGAGCAAGCCAAGTGCATTTGATCGTATCAATGTTCGTCGTTTATTCATCACTCTTGAAAAAGCAATTTCACGTGCAGCACGTTTCTCGTTGTTTGAATTTAATGATCAATTCACACGCGCACAGTTTGTTGCTCTAGTTGAGCCATTCTTACGTGACGTTCAAGGTCGTCGTGGTATCACTGATTACCGTGTTGTGTGTGACGAAACAAACAACACTGGAGAAGTTATTGATCGTAATGAGTTTGTTGGTGACATCTATATTAAACCAGCACGTTCTATCAACTTCATTCAATTGAACTTCGTAGCAGTTCGTACGGGAGTATCTTTCAATGAAGTCGTAGGTGCGGCATAAATAAGAGAGAAACAGGAGAAAATAAATGGCATTTAACGTAAATCAATTCCGCTCTCAACTTCAAAGTGACGGCGCACGTCCAAATCTATTTGAAGTGAGTTTGCCGTTTCCTACATTCTCGGTGCCAGGAAACGCACAAACAAAAATGACGTTCATGTGTAAGACAGCACAACTTCCAGGTTCAACTCTGGGCGTTGTGCCTGTTCAATACTTTGGTCGTGAATTAAAGTTTGTGGGCAATCGTACTTTTGCAGACTGGACAGTAACAATCATTAACGATGAAGACTTTGCTGTTCGTAATGCGTTTGAGCGTTGGATGAACGGTATCAATAGTCATAATCTAAACGTTCGTAATCCAATTGCGGGAACACCACTCGGATACAGTGTTGATGGTCAAGTTACACAGTTTGGAAAAGCCGGAAACACAATTAAAAAATATAACTTTGTTGGTATGTTCCCAACAGATATTACTCCAATTGATGTTGATTGGGGTTCAAATGATACCATTGAAGAATTTTCTGTAACCCTGACGTATCAGTTCTGGGAAGCAGTAGCAGACGGTGTGGTTTAAGAGTAGGGGGAACAACCCCTACTTTTTATTATAGAATGAAAGGAAAATTCTAGTGGCAATTAAGCTGTTTGGCTTTACTTTAGGTACGAAAGATGTTGTTCAGAAAGAAAAACCTGAGCAACAATCTTTCGTTCTTCCTTCCGCTGCACAACTAGATGACGGTGCTGTTACCATTACGCAAAATGCGTACTATGGTACCTACGTTGATTTAGAAGGTTCAGTCCGTAATGAGATTGAACTCATCACACGTTATCGTGAAATGTCCAATCATCCAGAATGTCAGATGGCGATTGATGAAATCGTCAACGAAGCTATTACACATGATGATAGAGGCAAAGTAGTTGATCTTGTTTTAGATAATCTGAAACAGCCAGAATCAATTAAGAAAAAAATTATTGAAGAATTTGAAAACATTCAGAAGATGTTGAACTTCAATAATCTGGCAGATGACTTATTCAAGCGTTGGTACATTGACGGTCGCATGTTCTATCATGTGGTAGTTAATGATAAGAATCCAAAAGAAGGTATTCAAGAATTAAGATATATTGACCCACGTAAAATTCGTAAAGTACGTGAAGTCAAAAAAGAAAGAGATCCAAAAACAGGTGCTTTAGTTGTTGATTCTGTTGCAGAATACTACGTGTTCAATGATCGTGGTACAACGACTCAAACATTTACCGCAAATGTAACTCAAGGTCTTCGTATTGCGCCAGAGTCTATTATTAACATCAATTCTGGTTTGATGGATGCAAAGAATACTTTTGTTATTTCATATCTACATAAAGCAATTAAGCCACTCAATCAGTTACGTATGATTGAAGATGCGATTGTTATCTATCGTATTTCACGTGCGCCAGAACGCCGTATTTTCTATATTGACGTTGGTAACTTACCAAAAGGTAAAGCAGAACAATATCTGCGTGACATCATGATCAAGTATCGTAACAAAATGGTCTACGATGCAAACACAGGTGAACTGCGTGACGAACGTAAACATATGTCAATGTTGGAAGATTTCTGGTTACCTCGTCGGGAAGGTGGTAAAGGTACAGAAATTACCACACTACCAGCTGGACAAAACTTAGGTGAATTGGAAGATGTTAAATACTTCCAGAAAAAACTTCTTCAGTCGTTGAATGTACCGTATTCACGACTTGAATCACAAGAGGGTGGAATGGCTGGTTTAGGTCGTTCACAAGAAGTTACCCGTGACGAATTAAAGTTTGCAAAGTTTGTTATTCGTCTGCGTAATAAGTTTGCACAGATATTCGATGAAGCTTTAAAGATTCAGTTAGTATTAAAAGGTATCTGTACACGCGAAGAGTGGGATGAATTTAAAGAAGACATCTATTATGACTTCCGTAAAGATAACAACTTCACAGAACTTCGTGAGGCAGAACTATTGCAGAATAGATTACAAATGGTAGGCATGGTTGATCCGTTTGTTGGTCGTTATTTCTCCAATCATTATGTCATGAACAAAATATTGATGATGACGGATGAAGAAATTGAAAAGATGCAAGAAGAAATAAAGGAAGAAAAAGATACTCTTCCTCCAGAAATGCAAGGTCCTATGGCAATGCAACAAGCACAAGCGGAACAAGAACAACAACCTGCTGAAGATGAACAATCTGCTCAACAAGCAGAGCCGCAAGATAACACAATAGATAATGAAGACACTGAATCACTGACACCTCAACTTGATGATGAGGTAAACAAGTCGGTGGTTAGTATAAATAATAGACGTAGATAAGAAAGGTTATTATGAATATAAACGACATCATTAACAACATTGCTGCTGGAGATAACTTAGCGGCAAAAGAAAGTATAGAAAATGTCTTATCAGCAAAAGCGTTCGATGCGCTCCAAGGCCGTAAGCAAGAAATCGCTTCAACTCTTTTTGGCGGGCAAGACCAAGAAGCTGAAGAAAACGCAAACAACGAAGATTCGGAAGAAATAAATCAATAATGAAATCTTTAGTAAAGTTCAAATCTATCGTTGAAGAAGAAAAGTCCGACTACTCAAAGTTGGACATTCTTGTTCGTGCAGGTTTGGCTAACAAAGCACAGTTACAGCGTATTCATAAAATAATGGACAAGATGGGCGAAGAACGTCCAGTGTTCAATAATGCTGATCGTGAAATCATGCGTAATCTTTTCAACCGTATGGCGGATTTGGTTACTAGCAATAAACAAATTTTTACACGTGCAAGACAAGCAGTACGTGAAGATTTAAACGAAGCAAAAGCAGATAGTGTTGGAAGTGCATTTCCATTATTACCAGATCCACCGGTTGTTCTGGTAATTAAACGTCGAGCAGTGAGATTATATCCAGACGGCACTAGAGTTGCACTCTATTGGAGCGATAAGCTTAAAAAATATTTCAGCGTTCCCTATGGACCAGCTATCGATTCTACAATTCAGGCTGAAGAATATGTCAGAGAATTTTTAGAATCTGATGAAATTGGATTGAACGATGGTAACAATGTTTCCCTCAATGAAGAAACAAAAGAAATGTTTATAAATGTTTATGACCGTTTAGATGAACAGAATAAAGAATATTTTTGGAATCAATTAACAGAATCAGCATCAACATTTGGAAAACTCTATGAATTTTGTAGAACTAATTCTTCAGAATAAATTAGACGAAGCCAAAGAACTCATCTATGAAAAATTGGATGAGATAGCTTCTATTAAATTAGAAGAGGTAAAGCCATTTGTTGTTGATGAGATGTTTGAAGAGATTGAAGTTGACGAAGAAGTATTAGAAGAAGCAGCAAAGAAACGAAACCCAAATATCGTAAAGATGGGTAGAGTTCAAAAGATTCGTCGCCGTATTCGTCGTAACAAAAAAGGTAAAATCATCGTACAAAAAAATGTACGTAGATCAGCAATAAAAGGATATCGTTTGTCTGGCAATACAGTAAAGCGTATACCAGCAACAACAAGATTACGTAAAGCACGTTTATTGAAACGTGCATGGAAAACAACAAGAAGAGCAAAACTTAGACGCACATTGTTAAAGAGAAAGATGTCAATGCGCCGTCGTAAATCTATGGGACTAAAATAAAATGCCATTTGAAATAACTAATAGTTTAAGAGGCACATCAGTCATTCGTGGTGTTGATGCGGGTACTTATACGATCACACTGAATGATCTGAGGGCCAATGCAACAATTGAAGCGGTAAGTGCTGCCGACATCAAACGAATTATGTGGTCAACAAACGGAAGCATTACTGTTATTAGAAACGGTGTACCGCAAGTTGCTTTACATACTGGTGGCGTTATGGACTTTGCAGACTTTGCTTATTCCCTTGCCAATAATAATAATCAAAGCATTGTGGTAACAATTACTACGGGCGGTTCATTCGTTATGGAAGTATCTAAAGTTGCGACATACAATGTTGATCCATACACAGGAGTAACTCTATAATGAAACTCATCAAAGAACATATTGAAGCAGTAAGATATCTTACCGAGAAAACAGAAGACGGTAAAAAACACATGTTTATCGAAGGAATCTTTCTGGTCGGTGATGCGGTTAATCGTAACAATCGTATGTACAAAATGGATACTTTACGTAACGAAGTCGCACGATATACAAAAGACCTTATTGAATCAAATCGTGCGCTTGGAGAATTAGGACATCCTGATACACCATCACTTAATCTTGAACGTGTATCTCATAAGATTGTTAGTCTTAAAGAAGACGGAAATACTTTTGTAGGTAAAGCACTTATTATGGAAACACCCTACGGTTTGATTGCAAAGAATCTTATTGAATCTGGCGTCAACCTTGGTGTTTCTTCACGTGCCCTTGGCTCAGTTGTCATGACTAAAGAGGGTTATAATCTGGTTCAAGATGATTTACGTCTTGCAACAGCGGCAGATATTGTTGCTGATCCTTCAGCTCCAGGGGCATTTGTACAGGGAATTATGGAAAACAAAGAGTGGATGTACGTTGAGGGTCGTTTCGTTGAGTCACATATTGACTACGCTAAAAAACAGATTCGTCAAGCATCTCGTAAAGAAGTTGAGTCTGTCGGACTTCAACTTTTTGAAAATTTTCTACGAAAACTTTAAAATTTATAAATAAGAAATCATAAGGAGATATTCAATGGCAACAAACAAACTAATGGAAGCAGCGGCAGAAATTCTTGCATCAAGCAAGTCTTCAGCTCCTGGTATGCCAATGCCTAAGTTACAGCACAACACTCCAGGTAACTCTGGAACACCTGAAGATTTAGGCGGTCCTACACCACAAAACAACAAAGCAACTGATGATTCCAACAAGGTGTCAAACAAAGCTAGTGCTAAGAGTGCTTCTGCACCTACCACTAAGCCTTCCGATGCATCACCAGACACTCAGAACCGTGTTGGTAAAAACAGTATGCATGAAGAAGAAGATCGTGAAGATGAAGATCAAGATCAACTTGATGAAGTTTCTATGAAATTGGCAAGCAAAGTTTATAGAACAAGATTGGATAATGCTGAAGCACATGATAAGGGTGGTCGTTCTGGTGCCGATAAACAATATACAAAAAGTGGTGAACATAAAGCCGGTATATCACAAAAAGCAATTGCTAAAAAACCGGGCGGTGAAACAAGATTGAATAGAATTCATAGTGTACATTATAATGATGTTCAATATGAAGATGATTCATTGGTTGAAGAACTCAGAAATCAAATGCATGATGATATGCAAGCATTGTTTTCTGATGATGAAACAATCTCTGAAGATTTCAAAATTAAAGCTGCAACTATTTTTGAAGCGCGTGTCTTTGACCGTGTTGCTCAAATCCAAGAACAGATTGAAGAAGAATATGCTGGTCAGTTAGTTGAAGCTGTTGAAGTAATCAAAGCAGAACTAACAGAAAAAGTTGATGACTACCTCAACTATGTTGTTGAGCAGTGGATGGATGATAATGAAATCGCGGTTGAAAGCGGTCTCCGTTCTGAAATCACAGAAGACTTTATCGCAGGCTTGCGTAATCTGTTTGCTGAAAACTACATTAATGTTCCAGAAGACAAAGTTGACCTCGTAGAAGAACTTGCTTCTAAGGTTGAAGAACTGGAAGAAAAATTAAACGAAGAAATTGAAACTAACATTCAGTATAAGAAACAACTTACTGAAGCAGTTAAAGTACAACTAGTAAATGAAGTTTGCGAAGGTCTCACAGCAACTCAAGTTGAAAAGATCAAATCACTCGCAGAGAGTGTTGAATTCTCCACAGAGGAAGAGTTCGTAGAGAAACTTGAAACAATTCGTGAGAATTACTTTCCATCAGGCATGAAAAAAGCCAATGCAGCACAACTTCACGAAACAGTTGATGACACAGATGGTAACGATAAGAAGGTCTCTTCAGATCCTTATGTTGCATCAGTCATGCAAGCAATTTCTAAAACAAAAATCTAATAATAAACTAAGGAGATACAAAGATGTATTTGTCTGAAAATCTACAAAACAAATGGGAAGGCGTCCTGGACCACCCAGACCTCCCAAAAATTGCTGATCCATACCGTAAAGCGGTTACAGCAGTTATCCTGGAAAACCAGGCTACAGAAATGATCAAAGAATCTGGTATGCTGCAAGAAACAGGTTCACCAACAAACTTTGCTGGTACAGGCGGTTTTGGTGGTGGTGCTGCTGCTGCAGGCCCAGTTGCTGGTTTTGATCCAATTCTTATCAGCTTAGTTCGTCGTTCACTTCCTAACTTGATTGCATACGATGTTTGCGGCGTTCAGCCAATGACAGGTCCTACAGGCCTTATCTTTGCAATGCGTACACGTTACGCTGGTCAAAACGGTACAGAAGCATTCTACAACGAAGCTAACACAGCATTCTCTGGTGCTAACGGCGCAATCGTTGCATCTTCAATGACAATCGCTGGTAACACAACAGATTATCTGTTTACTGGTAACGCTGCTCCTACAGGCGCAATGACTACTGGTTCTGCTGAAGCATTGGGCGACGGCGCTGCTGGTAATACATTCCAAGAAATGGCATTCTCAATTGAGAAAGTTACTGTTACAGCACGTACACGTGCATTGAAAGCAGAATACTCAATGGAACTTGCACAAGACTTGAAAGCAGTTCATGGTCTTGACGCAGAAACAGAATTGGCTAACATTCTGTCCGCAGAAATTCTTGCTGAAATCAACCGTGAAGTTATCCGTACAATCTACAAGATTGCTAAACCAGGTTGCCAAGCAGGTACGACAACACGTGGTGCATTCAACCTAGACACAGACTCAAACGGTCGTTGGATGGTTGAAAAGATCAAAGGTCTTGCATTCCAGATTGAACGTGAAGCAAATCAAATCGCTAAGACAACTCGTCGTGGTAAAGGTAACATCGTTATCTGTTCTTCAGACGTAGCTTCTGCTCTTGCGATGTCAGGTATTCTTGACTACAACTCAGCACTTGCTGGTCAAGTATCATTGACAGTTGATGACACTGGCAATACTTTTGCTGGTACAATCTTCGGTCGTATCAAAGTTTACATTGATCCATATTTCCCAACAGGCTCAACATCTGAGTTTGCGGTTGTAGGTTACAAGGGTACTAACGCATACGATGCTGGTATGTTCTACTGCCCATACGTTCCTCTACAAATGGTTCGTGCAGTTGATACAGGTACATTCCAGCCAAAGATTGGCTTCAAGACTCGTTACGGTCTAGTTGCTAACCCATTTGCTGAAGGCACTGACCAAGGTTTAGGCGCTCTTACAACACAGAGCAACAACTACTATCGCGGATTTAGAATTGCGAACCTGATGTGAGTTAGAACCACTAACTTTATAATAACTATAAAGTGGATTGAGGGAGAAGAAATTCTCCCTCTTTTTTTGTCTTATAAATACACATATGACAGCACTCAACAGAAACCCAATAAATCCAAATTCAATTCAACCTAACAAGTTTACGTTGAATTTTCCACGTGCGCCGAATCTACAATATTTTTCTCAAACAATTTCTTTACCTGGTATCTCTACATCAGAGATTCCGGTGTATAACCCATTTGTTGAGTTATATGCGCCTGGTGAGAAAACAATTTATGATGTACTAAACATTACATTTATTGTTGATGCTGAAATGTTAGCTTGGTTAGAAGTTCATAATTGGCTTCGTGCAATGACTTTTCCAACCGAATACGCAGAGTATCAAAATTTAGGTAAACTTTCTCAGTTTACCACAACACAAGCATCACCGACACCACAATATGCAGATGGTTCTGTAACACTTCTTTCTGCATCAAATAAACCATACTATCGATTTAACTTCAAAGATTTATTTCCTATTTCAATTTCTGGTTTTATTGTATCTTCCACTGATACTCCAGAATCAATTGTCACAGCAGATGCAACTTTCAGATTTACCTATTATGATGTAGAAAAATTATTTTAAATGTGATATACTCCTAATACGGAGGTAGACTATGAGCAAACTTGACGAACTATTACAAATGTGGGCAACGGATTCTATTATTGATAGAACCGAACCAGGTAAAGCACTGATTGATATCCCAAAGCTTCATTCGAAGTATCTAAACATTCTTTCTTCACATAGGCTATTAGCTAAAGAAGCGGAATTTCAATACAATAAATGGCGTAAACTGAAGTGGGAATATTACACTGGTAAACTTGACAGTGAAGAATTGAAACAGCGTGGTTGGGATCCATTTCCTTACACCATCAAATCAGAGATCAATACATACTTAGAAGCAGATGAAGATATCAATAAGTATCTTGCTCGGAAACTGTTACATGAAGAAACTGTGGAAGTATGCCAAGCAATTCTAAAAGAACTGAACAATAGAACATGGGAGCTCCGATCATTTATTGATTGGGAGAAATTTATTCAAGGTGTTTGATTTAATTTTACGAAAGCAAAACGAAGCGTTCATAAGAATTGATTGTGAGAAGAGTGTTGCTTATGAACTCTCTTCTTACTTTGAATTCTTTGTTCCTGGCTATCAGTTCATGCCTGCATTTAAGAATCGTCTTTGGGATGGTAAGGTAAGACTTTTTGATTTGCGTTCGCATACAATCTATTCTGGATTGTTACCATACATTGAGAAGTTTTGTAAAGAAAGAGAATATAAGTTTGATGTTGATTCAGCAATCACTGCAACAGAGAACTTTTCAGCAGTAGAAGCTAAAGAGTTTATAGATCGTCTTGAACTGCACAAAACCATTATAACAGAGGGTGCAAGAGACTATCAAGTAAAAGCATTCATTTCTGCCGTTAGAAATAGAAGAATGTTGTTATTATCACCGACTGGTTCAGGTAAGTCACTGATTCTGTATCTCATCTTGAGATATGTACAGCATAAGAAACACAAAAAAGGTCTATTGATTGTTCCGACAACATCACTTGTAGAACAGATGTATTCCGATTTTTCTTCTTATGGTTACGATTCAGAGAAGTATTGCCATCGTCAATATTCTGGTAAAGACAAGAACACAGATAAGTTTCTTACGATCACCACATGGCAATCAATCTATAAAAATCCACCAGAATACTTTGAACAGTTTGACTTTGTATTTGGTGATGAAGCACACCAATTCAAAGCAAAGTCTCTGACTACTATCATGTCTGGATTGAAGAATGCATCTTATAGAATTGGATGCACAGGTACAATTGATGATACGCAAACACACAAACTTGTGCTAGAAGGATTGTTTGGACCAGTTTATCAGTCAACAACAACTGCTAAACTTATTGAAGATAAGATGTTAGCTGATTTTAGAATCAAGTGTTTGATACTCAAATACTCTGAAGATATCTGCAAACAATCACGTGGATGGGACTATCAAAAAGAAATAGAATACATAGTAAGTAGTAAAGCACGAAATGAATTCATACGCAATCTTGTAGTATCACTAGAAGGTAATACACTTGTTTTGTTCAATCTTGTAGAGAAGCATGGTAAACAATTATATAAAATTATTAAAGAAAAAGCTGATAATCGCCATGTTTTCTTTGTGTATGGTGGAACAGATGTTGAAGTCCGCGAACAAGTTCGTGAAATTACAGAAAAGCAAAGTGATGCAATCATCGTCGCTTCTTACGGCACTTTTAGTACCGGTGTCAATATACGGAATTTGCATAATGTCGTATTTGCTTCTCCGAGCAAATCCCGGGTAAGAAACTTACAGTCAATCGGTAGAGGCTTACGTATCGGAGACAACAAAAAAGAAGCGGTACTCTTTGATATAGCAGACGATTTTCGTGTAGGTAAACATGTGAATTTTACATTGAAACATTTTGCATCCCGTGTTACAATATATGATGAAGAGAAGTTCAAATATAAATTCTACAACATAGAGGTCAAAAATGCATAACATAAAACTAATAAGAATGCAAACTGGCGAAGATATTGTGGCTTCTATGCATGAGGAAGAAAATTCTGATATGATTCAATTGATTGATCCTATGCGTTTAGTGTTCCGTAGAATGCCCACAGGTCAAACTGTAATGATGATGATGCCCTGGTTGCCGGTTGAACTTATCAAAGAAAATTCTGCACATGTTTATTCAACGGATATCATTACGATTGTTGAACCCAAAGAATCAATGATTCGATACTACGACAAAATTGTAGAGAAAGTCACTGAAGACATGTTGGATGCTGATAACAAGTTAGATCAATTGTTAGAAGAACAAGAAGACGATGAAGATAGTGAAGAAGAGATTTATCAAGAAATTCTTCAACAAGTTCAGGAAGTAAAAAACAAAAAACTGCATTAAAAGGATTATTTTGTTATGTCAAAAGTGGTGACATTTGTTGTACCCAGCAGTGCTGCACAAGCATATCAGGCACTTGCAAATAAGTATTCTGCTATTGAACCTCCAACATGGGCATTGCTTCTTGCTAATGCTGTTCGTGTTGCTGGTCATGATCCTTGCATCTTAGACTTTGACGCTGAACCAACAAGCGTTGAAGATGCAGCAGAAAAGATTGCAAGCACAAAAACTGATATAGCAGTCTTTGTTCTTTACGGACAAAATCCAAACTCAGGCACCACGATGATGATTGGTGCATCAAAACTAGCAAAGCAACTCAAAGCATCACATCCTAATATCAAAATTGCTTTTATTGGTTCACACGCATCTGCTTTACCACACCAGACAATTAGTTTTCCATTTGTTGATTTTGTATTCATCAATGAAGGTGTTTATGGTTTGTTAGATTTACTTCAAACGAACCTGGAAGATGAGTTGCACAAAGTATCCAGTTTAGTATTTAAGAAAAATGGTTTTGCAGTGAATGGTGCACCAGGCAGAATTGTACAAACTGCTGACATGGATCGTGTAATGCCTGGTTATGCATGGGATTTACTGCCGACTAATGGTAAACTCTTAGATAAGTATCGTTCTCATTACTGGCACAACTATTTTAAAGATGAAGGTCGTACACCGTTTGCTGCCATATCCACATCACTAGGTTGTTCATTCGGTTGTAATTTCTGTATGATCAACATTGTGAATCGTACATCACATAGTCCTGCTGTAGCATCCGATTCAAGAGGTATGCGTTTCTGGTCACCCGAATTAATGCTCAAAGAGTTTGAATATCTTTGGGAGTCTGGCGTAAGAACCGTGCGACTTACCGATGAGATGTTTTTTCTAAACAAAAAATATTACGTTCCTATTCTTCAGGGTCTTGTTGATCGTGGAATAAAATTTAACTTTTGGGCATATGCACGTGTTGACTCTGTTCGCAAAGATCAACTTGAGTTGTTCAAAAAAGCTGGCGTAAATTGGCTTGCACTTGGTATTGAAGCAGGAAATCCACAAGTTCGTTTAGAGATTGATAAAGGTCGTTTCAAACAAGTTGATATTCATGATGTTGTTCAAGACATTAAAGATGCAGACATAAACGTATTAGGCAATTACATGTTTGGGTTTCCAGAAGATACACAAGAAACAATGCAAGAAACTTTAGACCTTGCACTTGAGTTGAACTGTGAACATGCAAACTTCTATGCAGCAATGGCATTACCAGGCAGCCCGTTGTATATGGAAGCAGTTAATAATAAATGGGAATTACCACAAACGTTTGATGAGTTTGCGTTTCTTTCATATGACTGTAAACCACTCAGAACAAACTCATTAACTGGTGCTGAAGTATTGAAGTTTCGTGATGATGCTTGGCACAAATACTTTTCACATGAACCATTCTTGAATCTTGTTGAAAACAAATTTGGAATTGATTCACGTAAAAATATTGAAGAGATGTCCAAGATTAGATTGAAAAGGAAAATTCTAGGTGACTAAACAAGAACTTATCGCATTTGAAGATAAGATTGCTGATCATTTCAACAATGGCAGAATTCGTGCGCCAATTCATTTGTACTATGGCAATGAAAATGAAATGATAAAAATCTTCAAAAACATTCGGTCAATAGATTGGGTGTTTTGTTCATGGCGTTCTCACTATCAATGTTTGTTGAAAGGTGTGCCGCCAGATGTTTTAGAAAAAGATATTTTGGAAGGCAAGTCAATCTCACTTTGCTATCCACAATACAACATATACTCATCAGCAATTGTTGGTGGCAATATTCCTATTGCAGTAGGAACTGCGATGGCAATGAAACGTAAAAAGATTGACACAAAAGTATACTGCTTTGTTGGTGACATGACATCAGAATCTGGTATTTTCATGGAAAACTTTAAGTATTCTATCCAACATGAACTGCCTATTAAATTTATTATTGAAGATAATGGCAAATCTGTTTGCACTGATACAAATAAAACTTGGGGTGTATCAGAATCAACATATAAGCATTGTGAACACGAATCCATTTATTACTATGAATATGAAACAAAATATCCACATGCTGGTGCTGGAATGAGGGTACAATTTTGAAATACTTTGACGAACTAAAACGTGCAATGGAAATGCTTGCTGGTGATCCAAGAGTTATCTTTATGGGTCAAGCAGTTGAATATGCTGGTACAGCAATGTCTAACACACTAAAAGATGTTCCTAAAGAACAATTGTTAGAAATGCCTGTGTTTGAAGATACACAAATGGGCATGACATTGGGTTTAGCACTTGCTGGTTATATTCCTGTGAGCATTTATCCACGTTGGAATTTTTTAGTGTGTGCAACAAATCAGCTGGTCAATCACATAGATAAAATTACGATGATGTCCGATTACAAGCCAAGAATTATCATAAGAACTGGCATTGGTTCAGAAAGACCTTTACATCCACAACATCAACATGTCGGTGATTATACAGATGCGTATAGACTTCTTTGCCCAAATATTGATATAATTAGGTTAGAAGAACCTAGACATGTGTATGACGCATACTGCACAGCGTACTTGAGAAGAGATGGCAAAGCAACCATATTAGTAGAGTATGGTGATTATTATAATGAAAAATGATTATATCTAAAACACCGTATCGTTTATCTTTATTTGGAGGTGGCACAGATTATCCAGCGTGGTATGAAAAACACCCATCAAAAATAATCTCTGCTGCTATGGCACATTATTGCTATATAAGTTTGAAGAAGTTACCGCCGTATTTTGAACATGCTAATCGGATCATCTATTCAAAGATAGAAACTGTCAATGACATATCTGAGATAGAACATCCTTCAGTAAGGGAGTGTTTAAAGTATCATGATATATCTAATGGTATTTCTATTAGCCACGACGGCGACCTTCCTGCTCGTTCTGGCATTGGATCATCTTCTGCATTTACTGTTGGACTGATTCACGCTTTACAAACATATCAGAAAAAATTACCTACAGCATATGGTCTTGCTTCAAGTGCTATTGATGTAGAGCAGAATTTTATTGGTGAATCTGTGGGTGTGCAAGATCAGATTACTGCTGCTTATGGTGGTATCAATGTTATTGAACTCTCTAAAGATAACATCAAAGTTTCAACTCTAGACATTCCGTTTCAGTACGAAGATACTTTAGAAAAACATATCATGTTAGGATTTTCTGGCATTGATAGATTGTCAGATGTTCACGCTAAACAACAAGTTGAAAATATCAAATCAGGTAAGTCAGAAAAATATTTGAAAAAAATTCGTGACTTAGCAGATGATGCTTATTGTGCTTTTCTAGGAGAAGAACCAATAGAACAAATCGGTGCGCTTCTTGATATTCAGTGGCATTACAAAAGACAACTTACTAATGATATTACAACCGAATACATAGATAACATTTATCAAAAAGCAAGAGCAGCGGGTGCATATGGCGGTAAACTTATGGGTGCTGGTGGTGGTGGTTTCTTTATGTTTCTTGCATCTCCAGAAAAACATGATATAATAAAACAAGCAATACCTGAAATAAACATATGGGTGCCATTCAAATTTGATTACAGTGGCAGCACGATAATTATGGAGTGATAATGAAGTATCCTTTAATGTCCGACAATATTACTAGAGAAGATTTAGATTTGGTAATAGAACACCTAAAAAAAGATAATCCAAAACTTACAAACGGTCCAGAGTGCCGTGCTTTTGAAGAAGCATGGAGTAAATGGTTGGGCGTAAAGTATTCAGTCTTTGTAAACTCTGGTGCTTCAGCAAATCTCTTGTCAATGACAATGTTGAAGATCAAACATCCAGAAGGTGGTGAAGTTATCGTACCACCATTCACATGGGTATCTGATATTGCATCTATCATTCAATGCGGTTTTACTCCGGTGTTTGTTGATATTGATTTAGATACATTGGGTATGAATACTGACGGTATCATCAATGCCATTACAGATAAGACACGTGCAGTGTTTCTTACGTATGCACAGGGCTTTGATTGCTTGACAGACAAGCTTTTGGAAGAATTGAGAAATAGAAATATTCCTTTGATTGAAGATGTGTGTGAATCTCATGGTGCAACACACAATCACAAACTACTAGGTAGCTTTGGTTGGATGTCAAACTTCTCATTTTATTTTGCACATCACATGTCAACGATTGAAGGCGGTATGGTTTGTACAAATGATGAAGAAGTTTATCACACAGTTCGTATGCTTCGTTCACATGGTATGGTACGTGAGTGTGGCTCAGAAGATATGTCTAATGAGTACAAGAAAAAATATCCAGATTTGAATCCTGATTTTATCTTTGCATATCCAGCATACAATATGCGTAATACTGAAATTGGTGGTATACTTGGTCAAAATCAGTTGAAACATTTGGATGAAAATGTTACACTAAGAAATAAAAATCTGTTCCACTTTTTGTCTAAGTTAGATCAGAGAAAATATAAAGTAGATTTCAGATTGATAGGTTGTAGTAATTATGCATTCAATATTGTATTACAACATGACTACTGCACAGAATTTTTTGTAAACAGATTGATGGGTAAGATGCGTGATGAAGAAATTGAATTCAGAAGAGGCTCTGCTGGTGGTGGTAATCAGTTACGCCAACCATATTTGAAAAACATTGTGCCAGAGAAACACTACAAGAATTTTCCAAATACAGATCATATGCACTTCTATTCTTTCTACATCGGAAACTATCCAACGCTGAAAGAATCACAGATCAACGAAATCGTAAACATTTTGAATAGGGTATAATATGGGACAGTGGCGAGTATTAGTAACTGGTGGAGCCGGTTACATTGGATGTATTTTAGTAGAATATCTGTTGCAGATGAATTGTAAAGTTACTGTTCTAGATAACTTTATGTTTCGTCAAAGTGGTTTGAATCATCTTTGCGAAAACAAAAATCTAACAATAGTAAATGGAGATATCCGTAATCCAGCACACATGACACCACTGCTGAAAGAAGCAGACATTATTATTCCTCTTGCAGCATTGGTTGGTGCGCCACTCTGTAACAAAGATGTTGTTGGTGCAGATACAACAAATAAAGATGCAATGTTTTGGATGTTGAAGAACATATCAAACGAACAGCGCATCATCATGCCAACAACAAACTCAGCATATGGCA